ACCAATGATAGTAGTGTCTTTTTTTCCAGATGTAGACAAATTTATTACAGAAAAAACAGTGTTACAGTTTGTACCAGATGGCGGAACAATTAATCATATGACCTCAGAAGGAAATAATCTAGTGTATCAAGAAATAATTAAAACTATCAAACAACTAAGTATAAACAACAAACATTTGGAGGAAAAATAATGTCAGTCGAATTAGCCAAAGAAATTTGGGATGAACTTAAAAGATATGTTAATACTGTTGATAAGGATGACGCTGCAGAAACTTTAGTGTCGGTCTTAATTGATAACGATTGCAATGCTGACGAGATTAAATCAGTATTCAAAACAGACCCAGCAGTTAAAGCCGCACTAGCGCATTATCTTAAGGATCATGCCGAAGATGAGGACGAAGACGAAGATGAAGAAGATTTTGAATATGATGAGGACGATGATTATTAATGGAGAAACGGTATTTTCCTATTAGTAATTGTAAAGAAGTTTTTCCTTGGTTAAACCAAAAGGTAAATCATGTGGTATAGCAAAGTAACGAGTAATTTAGGCAACATACCAGACTTCATTGCTCACTATGAAAAGGAGCTCGAAGATGCCAAGCGTGACTGTCGTATTGGCGGCCTAGTAGAAAAAAATATCACAGCCTTGCCTGGTATCACTGAACATAGGTTTAATCAACTACAAGAAATTGAAGCCATCTTAAATCATCTTAACATTCAGTTACGCAAGATTCGTAGGAAGCATTTTCAAAAGTATTTAGAAGGTTATGCTCGTGCGTTAACTAGCCGCGATGCGGAAAAGTATGTGGATGGCGAAGACGAAGTAATTGATTTTGAAACTATCATTAACGAAGTTGCCTTGTTGCGCAACAAGTGGTTAGGCATCCTTAAAGGGCTTGACAGCAAACAATGGCAAATGGGTCATATTGTTCGATTACGCACAGCCGGTATGGAAGATATCACAGTATGAGTTTATTAATTAATGCCGAAGCCAGTCACGCTCACAGTTTACATACATTAAACGCTTTATATGAATATGACGACTTTATGGAAAGTATTCAAACTGTAGTGGATCTTGGATGCGGCGAAGGTCGAGACATTGAATGGTGGGCAACAAGGACTACTAGAGAAGAAAATCCTCGCCCGCTCAATATTAAATGCACCGGAGTTGATGTATTAGATGAATTATCTGTTGCTAAAAAATATCCCAATATCACTTATCAAAAAACAGACTTTGAAGGAACAATTTATCCTGCTACTAATAGTCAATTTGATATTCTATGGTCTCATGATTCATTCCAGTATGCTATAAATCCTGTAACAACTTTGAGTAAATGGTGGGATATTGCCAGCCCAGGCGGCATGTTAGCAATTATTGTTCCTCAAACCACAAACATACACAGACACCAACTTTCTTTTACACAAGAAAGTAATTGCTATTACCACTACACGTTAGTCAATCTTATTCATATGTTGGCCGTAACAGGGTGGGATTGTAAGCACGGATATTTTTTAAAACGTCCAAAAGATCCATGGTTAAATGCTATAGTATATAAAAGCGAGCATAAGCCTATGGACCCTAAAAAAACAAATTGGTATACTTTGAGTGAAATGGGTCTGTTGCCGGAAAGTGCAGACAAGAGCGTATATGCTCACGGCGAATTAAGACAACAGGATCTACTACTCCAGTGGGTTGATCACAGTTTAAGTTGGATGGGTCAGCAATAATTTTTACTATAATATAGGTATATAAATATCTATATGACTCCGATTCCAATTTTTATAGGGTATGATCCCCGCGAAGCTATTGCGTTTCACGTATGCGCTAACAGCATTATTAGACACGCAAGCCAACCAGTAGCAATCATGCCCCTGGCCTTAAACTTATTCAAAGACTACACAGAAACACACACTGATGGTAGTAATCAGTTTATTTACAGTCGATTTTTAGTTCCGCATCTAATGAGCTATCAAGGATGGGCAATCTTTATTGATGGAGATATGATTGTCAGAGATGATATTGTTAAACTTTGGAATTTACGAGAAAGTCATAAAGACGTAATGGTAGTTAAACACGATTATAAAACTCGGATGACAGAAAAGTACCTTGGCAGTAAAAACGAAGATTATCCACGAAAAAATTGGTCGTCGGTAATATTATGGAATTGTAGTAATCATCCTAATCAACGACTTACTCCTGAGTTTATTGAAAAGTCAACCGGTGCGTATCTACATCGCTTTAGTTGGATCAATGATGATCGTATTGGCGAACTTCCTCGAGAATGGAACTGGTTGCCCGACGAATACGGCCCAAACCCAGATGCCAAACTACTACACTACACTCTAGGCACACCCTGTTTTACAGAATTTGCCACAACACCGCAAGGCGACGAATGGCATCGTGAACGCATGCTTACTGACTATTGTTTACAACGGACTGACGTATGATACTTCCAGTAGCCCTAGTTGATCGCTGGCCAGCCGACGAGTATAAGCAACAGCACCAAACTATTGAATCTGCACTTAAACACAGCGTTGCAGATTTGTTAAGACTTCGTACCGAAGTTAAAATGTTAAAACAAATTGAACAAGATTGGGGATTGTGCCCTATACCGGAAGAACTCTTGACCAAAGACATTAGAAATTTTGTCAAACGACAGGGCGGAGAAGCACTAAGTAATGAGTTTATTCAATACATTATACAACAAGATGCTGAGTTTGATCGTTGCTTAAAATTTTCAGACTACCCGGCCATGATCATGGCTGCTTATCCAGAAAGTAGATTTATAAGCAAAAACAGATTCTGGGAAGAATCGGCAGACATACTTAAAAATCCTGTGCTGATACGCGGTATCAGTTCTGGAAAAATTGGCAAATATGTTCGAGAAAAAGATCAGGATTATTACTTTATTGAAACTGGCTATCTTGGAAACTATCGTTGCCCTAACAACCGCACTGGCAGAAAAGTTTATCACCGCATAGAAAAAAATGCCATGCAACAATGTCGTATATTGGATGTGCCAGACGATCGTTATAGAGAGCTGGTAAAATTTAATCCAATCATGCAGTATCGGGGATGGAAGAAACCAGGAAGTAAAATATTAGTAGTGCTCCCCACAGAAAAACCGTTTCAATACTATGGCAAAGACCGTGCTACATGGATTAAACAGGTTGAGAGAACACTTAAAAAACACACAGATCGAGAAATTGTGTGGAGACAAAAAGCCAGCCGCGGCGAACGCACTAACGACACCATTTATGATGCACTGGATGATGACATCTATGCCTTGGTAACTTATAATAGTATCGCTACAGTGGAAGCCTTACAGTATGGAATTCCTGCATTTGGGCTGGCTCCCACTGCGGCTGATCCAGTGTGCAGTAACGATCTTACACAAATTGAAAATCCTTGCAAGCCACACGAAGATGTAATTTACAAATGGTTGAGTTCGATTGCATATGGGCAATTCACACTTGATGAACTTTTAACAGGCCAGGCCTGGAAACTGGTATTAGAAAATGACAACTATCCGACCTTTAATTATTAAAAGTTATCTTAGTAGCCTTCCAAAAAAAATCAATGGTGATGAAAAAACCAATGCCTTGACATACTTTGCCGAAGGTGCTGCAAAATGTGGAGATCAAGCCGTAACCACACACAGTCAAACATACGACCCGTGTGATGTGGGTGCTATTATTGGTAATGCTTTTAATAGTAATCCTGGTAAAGTCAATCTTGCACACTATAAAGTTCGTGAATTAGTTATGAAAAAACAAGCAGAGTTGGGTAAGTATTGGCTCAGTATTGATAGCAATGTATTCATCTACCGAGATCGTTTAAATCCGCACAAATATTTACGTTATAGTTTTAACGGAGTGTTTCCAGCCACTGGCATTTATTGTAATGATCAGTATACCGACGAGAACTGGAACAACATGCGCAGAGATTACAACATGGAATTAAAATCATGGCGCACCTCCGGCAATCATATATTAATTTGTCTACAAAGGCCTATGGGATGGAGCATGCGTGGCATAGATTTAATGAGTTGGCTTAAGAGAACACTTAAACAAATTAGAGAAAATAGTGATCGTCCAATATTACTGAGATGGCACCCAGGCGATTGGAAGGCCTACCCTAAATATCAATCAACTCTAGATAAATTTGGAGTAGTAGTAAGCCCACAAGAAAGACATATTACGGAAGATTTAGTTAATTGTTGGGCCGTAGTATGCCATAACAGCACACCAAGTGCTGTGGCACCCATAGAAGGAATACCAGCATTTATTACAGATCATCCTAGTTATAGTCAGGGCGGCGATGTTGCCAATACTGATTTTAGCCTACTAGAAAATCCTAACATGCCCGATCGTGAAGTTTGGATTCGTAAGTTGGCGCAATGCCATTGGAGTTTTGAAGATCTAAGATCAGGACGTTGCTGGGCTCACATGCGCCGGTGGGTCAACGTCTCTTAGCTCTTCTGTATCTGCCAGATCAAATTTGTGTATGTGTAAAACAGTTAGTCCTTTGATCTTTCTGTGCTTGAGCACAGGATTAGTACGAGAGATTTTACAAGTTCCTCCCAACTCTTGAATCAGTGAAATCATAAACTCGTCACTGCGACACAAGTGTCCAGCAGTGGCCCAGGCCGGATCATAATCAACACCGTCGTCTTCAATACCATCACCCCAGACATATTCTAATGCAAATGTTCCTTGAGGTTTGAGACTGCGGATGGCATGTTCAAGTTCTTTTCGTAATGACTCTGTGGGCACATGTTGTACAACATTGTGACAGATAATCAAATCAAAGTATTCAGTGGGTAAAGATTCAACACCATCTATATGATACACTGAT